ATTAGAAAAAAGATGACTTTATTTACACCAGTTGACGCAGAGCCTAAAACAAGAAGATATACTTGTGCAGCGGGAACAGCAATTAGGAAAGGTTATTTAATGATGTTAAGTGACCCAAGGACTGCAAGTTCTTATTCAGGTGTTCTTGGATTGCCTGTAGCTGGTATTGCAGCTATGGATAAGAGTGCAACTGACGGGTCTACTTCTATAACTTGTTGGGTTGAGGGAGTTTTTGAAGCCCCTATAAGTGGAGCTACTGGTATTGGAAAACCTTTAATAGCAAGTGGGGGCGGACAAAATATGGTAGAAACTGCTGGCGGAAATGCAAGCGGAGCTTGTATAATAGGATATGCTTTAGAAGCACCAAGTGGTGATGGGCAGACTTTTATGTTTAGATTACAAATTGGAGGTTCAGTTTCTTAAATGGCAGACACAGCTGGTGAAGCAGATATTAGAGGAATTGACATCGACAAGTTAGCAAAGGGTTTTGCAGATTTAGAACCTAATGTGATTAAGAGTTTTGTAAGTTCAACTCCAACTAAAGCAAGGGAAATGAGATGGTTCAAAAGACTTCTGGATTTATCGACACAGCTACAACTGACGACACAGCTGGTTCTTTAATCTCAAACACTTCTGGCGGAAGACCTTTTGTTGCAGAGCAAAGTTGGACTAGAAATACATCTTACGTTAAAGAGTTCTTTGTTGAATCTCCAATGTTGTCTAACTCTGATTTGAAAGATAATGATGTAGACTTATTGACTACAACTATCAGAGACTTAGTTCGTTCTGTTCAAAGAAAAGTAGGATTGAGAATGTTTGAAATCTTATTTAATTGTTCAGCCGCTACTCCAACACAACCACTAACAGGAACTACAACTGTTCAAACAACAGCTTCTACTGATGGATGGGATATAGTCGCAAATGCAAATCCAATCCTAGATATTCTTAACGGGCAAATGAAAATAAGACAGCAAGGTTATGATGCTGGTAAAGCAATAATCGCTATGAACTCAATAGAGCATAAGTTCTTAATCAGTTATTTAATAAATCTAAAGGTTCAAGTATCCCTAGTTTCTCAACTGAGAAATTAAGAAGTGGTGTAGTTATGGAAATATTAGGAAACAGCGTTATAGTAGATGAAATATTTACAACTGATTGGGTTTACCAATGGGTGCCAAATAGGGCCGCTACATGGAGAAGTTTTACTCCTCTAACATCTGCTAAGATAGTAGAACCTCTAATCGGCGCAAAGATTAGAGTTAAAGAAGAAGGAGAGCTTATTCTACACGACCCAAACGCAGTCCATGTTATTTCTGATACAATAGGATAAAATGACAAAACAAAATAGAGAAACTGCATACAAACATTTTAGAGATTTAGAAACTAATTACACAGCGTTATCACATTTAGATAAAGGTATGACTTCAACTGTTAATTTAAGAGCAAGAGCTAAAGCTAATGCTGAAGCTTTGTTATTAAGAAATCCAGAACTCGCGCAACTTAACGAAAAAGATAATAAAACTCCAATTACAAAAGAAAATCAATCGCCCAAAACTGATTCTAAGGAGAAAGTTAAAGATGTCAGTAGATAATTTAAAGAACTTAAGTCAGACTAAGTTTGCAGTTACTAATTTTACAGAAGACTATACTTTAGATTGTAATGCAGAGGCAGGCGCTACAGCTTTGGCTGATGTTGTAGGAACTTTAATTAGAGACCTAATTGCTAAAGGTATTATCAATCCAGCGGGAACGGTGGCATAATAGCAGCTGGAGATATTAAAACTGTTGTAGCAGATAGGTTTGAACACAAACCCGCAGTTGTTCTTGATGGTGTTGATGATTATGTTTTAGTCTGATGCTCATGCTGTTGCAAGAGTTGCAGCAGGAGATACTGTTGGAACTTATAGCGCATGGGTAATGGTTGATAAATTAGCAGGAGTTGATACAATATTAAGTGTAGGAGATAATAATTCTACAACAGAAGGTTTAGTTTTTAATATTGATACAAATGGAAAATTAAGAGCCATCTTAGAGTTTGGTGCAGCAGAACAATGGGATATCGCAGAAACAGGACAATCAATTAAACCAAATGTATGGACTCATGTTACTTTGGTTCAAAATGGAACACCTCAAATGTATATTAATGGAAAAAAGATTGTAATAACAGCTTCAACAACCACAGCTTTATCTGCATGGTATAACATTTTAGCTAACTGTGATAAATTTGCAATTGGAGTTGAAGAAACAAATGCAACACACATAAACGATTATGCAGGTGGAATTGGTAGAGTGAAATATTGGAATAAAGCTTTAACTGCAGATGAAATATATAATGATTTTCAAGGAAATGTTTTAAGTGATGATGGAACTTATTTACAATTAGATATTAACATGGATGGAGATGTTACAGATGCAGGACTTGGAGCTGATGATGGAACTCTTGTAGGTAACGCATATCTTGACCCAGAATTTGCACAATTAACTTCTAAACTAAGAGTAATGGGCCCAGTAGTTGCTGATAATTTCTCAATAGCAGCAACACAAGGAAGCATACACGCAGCAGTTGTTAAAGCAGCGTAAAATATATTAAGTCCTATTGGTAAGTAATTCTATGGCAAATACTATAAGCGAGAAAGAACTAAAAACTAATTGGCCTAATGAGGAAGGTTTAACTGCAAGAACACAGAAACAAACTGGCAGACAAATGAACCTTCTACCCGAGGGATTGAATGGGATTAAGACTGTTATTCTGGAAAGAGATAAGGAGTTAATGTAATGGCAAGACCACCAAGTGCTGATAGTATTATTAGAAATGCTAAACAAGCTGAGCGTAAGATTGAAACTCATGCAAATATTGCGAGTGGGATGATTCTACCAAATAATTCTGGTGACCACACTAAAGGGATTAAGAGAGATGTGCCAATCAATGATTATGATTTAGTTAACAAAAAATATGTTGATGATGAAATAGGCTCAGACCATCCACATCAAGATGTTCAAACAACTGCTTCTCCAACATTTGTGAAGATTGATGGAGGAGAAGGGTATTTTTATGATGGAACTAACAGTGTTGGTTTAACAGATAGCACTAACGCAATAACTTCTTACGGAGATGTTGTGTTTAATAATGGAGATATTAAACAACCATCAGATACTTCAAGACATTATTTTGGTTTAAGTGATGATGCTTATATAGAATTTGATGGAAGCAAAATGAATATAATTGCTAACGCAGTTACTGCTACAGATGATATGTATTTACAAGCAGATGGTCATTATTTTACTACAACTGCTAATACAGATATTTTCTTATGGTTTGTTGGAACCTCACATACTGGTTTAATGAAATGGGATGAAAGTGCAGACACATTTCAATTTAATGATAAGGTTAGATTAGTTAGCGATTTATGGACTCAAGGTAATGCTGGTTTTGGAAGAGCTGTTAATTCTAATCGTAGAGTATCTATTCAACATAATACTGCAGTAACTGGTTCATCACAAATAGCTACAAATTCACAAATAGTTTATGGAGCAGGTAGTGCTTCTAATACTGCTGTCACTCATTATGCTTTATTTTCAGATTTTTCAACAAGTGCTACATATTCAGGAAATATGACTAATAACGTTTATGGATATTCAGGTGTTTTAAATCATTATGGAAGTGGAGATTTAGCAAAAGCAAAAAGGTATGAGTTTTCAAATTAACAACAGAAATACAGGGAATTTAGCAAGTCCTCAAACTATGGTAATAAAAGCAACTTCAAATTTAGGAGCTGGTTCAGTAACAGGTAGTCCAGTAGGTTTATATTTAGAAGAACAAACATTAGGGACAACTCCATGGCAAGTTTATTCTGTTGCTGGAAATTGGAATTTAGGAACTGGAAATTTAGAAACTACTGGAAGAATATCAACAGGACAATCAACTTTTTCAACAACAGGACCAACAGATAATGTGGATGTTTCAGGGATTAATTCTTTACTGATTGACGCTTCAAGTAACACCGTAACCATTGGAGGTTTTACTGGTGGAGTAGCTGGACAAATTTTTACATATTGTATTAATCGATTCAACTAACCATTTAATATTAGAGAATGAAGAAGGAAGCGCGTATCAAGATTTAATTATGCATCAGGGAACTGATGAAGAAATTGACAAGGGTGGAGTAACTATGGTTTGTGATGGAACAGATTGGTTTGATTGTTCACACGCATAAATTTATAAAACTAAAAAATAATCCCACCACCACGATTAAAAACGTTCTTTCCTTTGGGAAGTTTTTACTCGCCCCCCCTATGTCATATATTACGCATGAGCTAGTGTTCCATAAAAAAATGAGAGAGTTACAGCGTCGGTGTTAAAGGTTATAGTCTATCACCGATATGTTTATATAGTTGTTGTTGTTGTTAATACTATGAAAACAAAAGAAATTAAATGCAAAAAATGCAAACACAAATGGATAACTAAAAGCAAACTAGGAATTCTTATTTGTGCTAGTTGTGGGAGCAAAGTTAAAAATGAAAACAATTAAAGAATATTTGGATAAAGCAGTATTATCAGAATTAGAAGCTGGATACGTAACAGCATTAAAAGATGTCTTAGCGTTGATTGATGAAATAACACCTGTACATATAAGGATGGGTAGTAATACCACAGCAATTAGAGAACTAAAAAAGAGGATTGAAGGATGACATATTTAATTGATGACAATGGAGGTATAACAAAATGATATTAGAATTAAGCGGAGACTACCTAAAGGCGGAAGATGTTAAAGGTGGCGAAATAGTTACGTTTAGAGATGCGGGTGTAGGAGCAGAACTAACAAGCCCAGAGGGAAAGGTTAAGAAAGTTATTAACTTTAAAATTGAACTAGGCGATAAAGCTAAGAGCTACACACCAAACAGAACAGCTTTAGAGTTGTTTGTAAAGGCTTGGGGTAAAGACACTAGTGTTTGGATTGGTAAGCAATTCAAGATTAACTTAGTTAAGGTTAATGTGTTTGGAACTCTTAAGGATAGCATAGCGCCAGAGATATTGGCTGGTGAACAAGCACCAATAAACACTCAAACCGTAGAAACTGTTAAGATGTAGATGGATATCACAAAAGAAACAGATATGTTTGAGAGTGGTGCATCTAAGTCAGCTGTTAAGCTTATCAAGAACTCTAAAGGTATCAACTGGGAGATAAAGGTTGTTGCTGGTGAAGAGCATTTGATTGAGGGTTTAAAGATGATTGCGTTGAAGATGCACAGAGAGTTAGAAGAAGACTTATTGGATTAGCAATCTAATGCTAAAGTAAATTATTATTAAGCCCTCACTTAGAGGGTATATGGGGATGAGGGGGTTTAATCACCTCCTCACCTCTTTACAAAGCTAGGCTAAGCGTAGTGTATTACTCCTGCAACACAGCAGGCTCTGGCGATGGCTTTATTAAGCTGTGATGCTTTAGCTCAGCGTACGCTGAGCTAAAGAGATTATAGCTTAGTAACTACGTCTGGCTTGGGATTTGCAGGTTTGTAGTGTGTAAAGAATATTAACGCTGTGCTTATGCTGTGCTGGTGAGTATTAACCTTTTATAGATTCCAATCTACTTAAAGCTACTGCCTCAAACTAGTGAGCAACGCTAGGAAGTTCCTGCGCTAATAGGCTAGTGCAAGCACTAGCTTATTCTATTCCACGCAAGCCAGTGTTGGGCTTGCTTCCCAACCCGCTAAGCTGTGCTGTGCTTAGCTCCCCATAGCCCCACCCCTCCCAATCCCCTCCCTCCCTCCTTCCTCCTATGCGATTATTGGCTTCTCTTCTCTCTTCTTATCTAGGAGCCCAGCCACAGATTTTATAATTTTAAAGGATTAGATTTTAAAATATTATATATATGTGTGTTCACCAAGCTAGAGCCTAACACCTCACCAGCGAAGTGCTATAAACTAGCATAGCATAACAGACCCCCAACTCGCCGAGCGTTCGAGGCGTCAGATGGTTTATGCGTCCCTTGACCAAATTTTGAGAAGGTAGGAATCACCTTTTAACACAAACACACATATATTAATTGACCAAATAGCCCCTCCTGTTTCAT